GCATCCCCTACTCTGCGCGCTTCTCGGTGCAGGACATGACCTCCCTACGACGGGCCGCCGGCCGAAACATCAAAGGGCTGATCGGATCGGATGTCCTCTCTGCATACCACATCAGCATCGATTTCAAAAACTACGAATTGGTATGGGAGTAAACCTCATGCTGCAAAGCGACCTGCGAGCGATCACCGAAGCCATCGACCAGACCACCGGCATTGGCTACGTGGAGCTGATAGCCAAACGGCGCTCCTCCACCCTGCAGACGTTGGCCAAAACTGCCGTATGCCATTTTCTGCACGAACGGGGCTATCCCTGCGCCCTTATCGCTCAGGCCCTGAATCGAAGCCGCTATTTGGTCCCCTACCTGCTGCGCAAGCATGAAGATATGATGTTTTCGGACCTGTTTTATCAACGTCTCATTGACCAGATCAACCACCAATTAACCAAGCAATAACCATGAAAAAACTGATCAACTTGCTCTTTGGGCACAAATACTACCTGAACATTATCAATGACGGGGAGTGTGACTACATCTGTTCAACCATCTTTCCCACACTTACGGCTGCGCGCCAACACCGCCAGTCCCTCTCTGGAAACAGAAGCGTCGAATATGTGGGACGCATCACATTTCGGACCCGCCGCAGACTGCAGCCTCGAGCACTGAATTAACAGATGCACCGCTGCCCACTGCCGTACCGTTATCTTTAGTGCCGATGAGCAAGAGTAAACACCTTTACATAGAGGCCGATTGCGCAGACAACAGCATTACGTTGTCTCCCGATCTGTGCCACGAGCTACAGATCGACGCCCACACGCCAGCCCGGATTCTGATCTTCCGTTACAAGGGGAGCCGCCTCTTTGGGCTGAAACGGGTCTCCACCAAATTTGCCCGACGGACGGAATGTGGCCTTGTCTGCTACAACGCTCGTTTGGACAGCTACGGATTTATCAGCCTAATTCCCACGGTCAATATGATGTTTTATGTCATGGGAATCGACACCCCGACCGGCCGTTTTGCCGTCACCAAACAGCACCGTGCCGGATCCACGCTCTACCGCATCGAACCGATCAATATCCAAACCGATGGCATTTGAACTCAGATATGAGGGGCTCAGCAATGTCCCCAGTGATTACGCCTGCCAGGAGGGTGACGCCGCCGCACTGATCGATCTCTCAATCGAAAATGGGGAGCTCCGTCCCTTTGTGCACCCCAAAAAGATCATGGATATTCAGGGGCGATTGGTATGTGTGCACCGGGGATCAGGCTATGAGAACTACCTGAGCCTCGACAACGGAACCCTCTACTGGCAAACAAAAGAGGAGACCGCAATGGGCGAGCGCCACCCCATCACAGAGGGGGTATCCTCCCTCTCCAAAATTGAGGTGCTGGGCAATACCCTGATTCTGCTGTCGGATCATCCGTTGCTCTACGTCCTGTTCAAAGAGGGGCAATACAAGGTGTTGGGTGAGCAACCGCCGCTGTTGGATATTCAGTTTCAGACACGCTTCCGTCAATTCGAATGGGACGAAAACAACAACCCCATCACCCCGCAAGAGATACGGGACAGACAGAGCGGAAGCTCCTCCGTCATTCGGAGCACTTTAGAGATTGAGCTGCCGTGTGATCTGCCAACCGACAAAAGCACCTCATTGGATGCGGAACAGCAGAACAAAGTGACCCAATATGTCATGGCCGGGATCAATCCCGCATTGGCCGCCTACCGCAAAGCTGGATATTACTGTTTTCCGGCCTTTATCCGTCATGCGCTCCGGCTGTACGACGGCTCTCTCACTCGCCATTCCGCCCCCATTCTGCTGTTCTGCCACTCTTTAAACTGGGGAAGCAGCCCCAATGTGGACCCCGCGGAGGGCCTCAGCGAATATGACAATATCGTGTCCTGTTATCTGACCGCAGCCAACAAAGCACGACTCACCATCAATGGCTATTCCATCCTGATGCACTGGCCGGGATTCAACTCCGATTGGAGCGATGTGGTCCAGAGCGTCGATTTCTTTATGAGCGCTCCGATCTACACCTACATGCAGAGCGATGCCATCGAACACACCACCTTAATCCCTTCAACCAACCGCGTATATATCGATCTGCCCACCAAAGATCGCAAAGCGGTCGATGAGGAGATCTACACCTGCGGCCAGTTTTACAAAGTCTATTCGATCCCCTCATCGGGCAAGTTCTCCGACTTCGGAGAGGACTTCGAGGTCACCTCACCCAAAGAGATCGGCATGACAGACCAAGAGGAGGATATCCCCTTTAACGAATATTTCGCTGAAAGCGTCCTCTCGACCATCGAGCAGCAGGAGCTGATGGAGGATGAGTACCGGAGTCACCACCGCCTCTCCTCCGCGGTAAGCTACCTCTACAACGCCCGGCTCCACATAGCCAATGTAACACAGACGCTTTTTGAGGGTTTCAGCTGGGGGCAAATGACGGCCGGCCGGCACCACTTTCCGCAAGACCAATACTGGAGTGTCACCTCGCTGTATATCGACGTTTACCTCAAGACCACTGAAAAACAGGCCCACATCCGATACTCCTGCCAAGAGAAGATCGCTCTGCACCCCGATATCAATTTCCTCTATTACCCCGACTCGAGAACCTACCGCATGATCATCACACTGCAAAAGGCCGAAGATGCAGGGACAGCACAATACTATGCGGCCACCCTCGATCTGGAGGAGCACACCACGCTGAATGGCGCCTACTATTACGAGCCGCTCTACTATACGATAGCGTCGAAGCTCAAACCGACAACCACCATTCCAGAGCCACCCACGGCCGATGAGCTGACCAGCACAACCCCCAATCAGCTGTTTGTGTCGGAGTCCTCGAATCCTTTCCTGTTTCGGGCAGGCCAAATATACACCATCGGCTCCTCAGAGATCTTAGCCATAGCCTCCGCCACCAAAGCCCTCTCGGAGGGACAGTTTGGACAATTTCCGCTCTATGTCTTTTCCAAAGAGGGGATATGGGCCATGGAGGTGAGCCAGACCGGCTCCTACTCCTCCCGACAGACCATCGCCCGGGATGTGTGCAACAACGCCAAATCCATCCTCCAAACCGATGGGGCTGTGCTCTTCACCTCCGACAAAGGGGTGATGATTATCGAAGGGAGCAACGTTAGATGTATCTCCGAGGGGCTGCATGGGCCCGTGTTCGATCCGCAAAAGCTGTTCGCCATAGACGAAATAGCGCAGGCGACTGGATCCCAACCGCTCTTTGAGGCCTTGAAGGCCTGTGTCCCCTTTCGCAGTTACATCGCCTCGGCACAGATGGCCTACGACTACCCCAACTCCCGGATTCTGATCTTCAATACCGAGTATCCCTACGCCTATCTCTTCAACCTGCTGTCAGGCCTCTGGTCCATGATCACCTCAGACTACACCTCCATGGTCAATGATTTTCCCAGAACCTACCTGACCAATCGTGCCGGTGAGGTGGCAGATCTCTCTGCGGTGATCTCTGACGATGATCTGACCGAAGTCCAGGGATTGGTGATCACCCGCCCCCTGAAATTCGGGGCCCCAGACACCCTCAAAACCATCCATACGGTGATCCATCGAGGAAACTTCAACCCGCACCACATCAGCACGGTGATTTACGCCTCACGGGATGGGGTACATTATGCTCCGATCAAGTCGGGTCTCGGGGCCTTCTTACGCTATCTGCATGGTTCGCCGTATAAATTTTTCCGACTGCTCTTCGTCATCGAGATGAAACGCAAAGAGGCTTTAACGCTCACCACCTTGGAGGCTACAGAGAAGTTTACCAATAAACTGCGATAAGCGAAGCATAGCACACCTCATTGTAAGTGACGTACAACGAGGAACCGGACTTTTGCAAACTGATGATAGCAGGGCACAAGAAAAGTATCAAACAATATGACTCTACGCAGCGACATAAAAAAGCCACCCCGAAAGGTGGCTGATCCATCGTAATAATGAAATCTGTCAAACAACACTACAAAGCGATGGATGATAAAGCTTGACAAATACTATGTATTCCACGTACGATTTTATCCTGTTGTGCTGGGCGTGGGTTGCTACGTCCTGTTGCATAGTGCCCCAATTGCCGTTCGTTTATTCCAGTAAATTTGGATAATGCAGACCGGGTAATTATTCCCTCGGTTGCATGTAATAAAGCTCTTGTATTTAGATTAAAACAGAGTTGATAGTCTCCTCGAAACGCTTCTGGCAGGTTTTCACCATCTTCTTGCATGCCCTTTAAATGCATGGCTAAGGCCGTGCGAAAAGATTCTTTAACTCCTTCAAGTGTAGCGTGTGTAGCAACACATCCTGGAACCAAATCACAACATGCTCCGTAATTATCCGCCCAAGTTACTAATACATTGACTTGTACCATAGTTTTATTTTTTAGCAGGATGGATTATTTCCACCCTGCTTGTTTGAAAATACTGTGCAACAAAAATTGATCTAAAGTATCACTCTCTTTACCATTTACAGTAACTCGCCCCTTTTTTATAGGGTGCTTGAATTGCCTGTGACTACCTTTCTGGGATACTTTTCCCTATTAGATTTGTTTTGTTACTTGACATTAAAAAATAGTAAAAATACTATTATTATCAAATAAATAATACTTTTTTTACTATCTTTTTTTCAAATGCGAATCCTTATAAATTGCTTTTCATGATGGGCACATTTGCAAATATCAATGTGAACATTTGCAATTCACGCCAGTAAACAATAAGACTATCAGATCAATATCAAAAGCGACCACTGAAAAACATTTGCAACCCAAACGGACAACATTTGCAGAGAAGATCATCCACACCGGGATTTTATCGCTGTAAACTGTTGCTTGTGCAATCGTTCCCGTACATCAACAGCTTTACGCCAAACAGCTGAATACTATCTGCTTAGCAACTAAAGTGGACAAAAATAGATTCCGATCGAACGATAAAGCCGCTTCTTAAAAAGCGCAAATCGCCACACACCCACCTGATAGACAATCCCTTAAAACGGATGCAATCGGCGCCGGATTGGCTTGATGCGCTTCTCCAAACAGGCCTTGATGTTGGTGCTCTCCCCCTCGGCCCATTGCAGGTAAGCTTTTGCCTCATTGGGGTGCGAGATGACAAACCACTCCCCCAACACGGCTGCCACAATAAAATTGTGAATCGAGGAGCTTAACGCCGGGACAAACGCCTGATTGTAGTTGTCCGGCATCAGCAGCTGTAAGGTGATTGCATGCTCCTCGGAGGGCATCAACACATCGTCTTCGGCCGGCAGCTCGATCGGCTCTGCGGGGTGAGGCCTGCGGTGTCTGGGGGGATGATGCTCCCGCAAGATGCGCTCCCGGGTGATCTCCTCCAAGTAGGGAGCCAGCTTGGTCTGAACCACAGCCAAGGCAGACTCCACAGAGCGCATGATCTGTCCCATCTCGGGTTCGTCACCACTGAGCTGGGACCACGAGATTTGCGCTTGGTTATCGGCCGTCTCCCGGCTCCGGCCGGTCAAAAAGGCTTTGTTTCGGATATCGTACAGAATCTCCGAAAGGTAAAGGGTTATCGATAGTGATTTCATAAGGATTAGGGTTGTTGCTGCGCTGGGGCCTCATACTGCGGAGCCACACGCGTATATAACTTTACGGATACCGCCTCTAACGACGCTGCAGCCTTCTTGGCGTACAGCTCCGCGGGAGCTCCACATAGGGTGAGCCACAGCGACAGGATGAAGTCCACCACAAAGGAGTTCACCTCCTTTTGCAGGGAGTCCAACAGTGCCGCAGCAAAATTACTCGACATCTCGAGCGTAAATGTGGTGCGAGCATCCTCTACGGCTGTTGCAGATAAAAAGGGCTTGAAGAGGGTCACCAAGCTGTTCAACGCATCGTCATAGTAGTTCTGCAGCAGCTCATCGTTATAGCTTGTTGTCGCTATCACGGCATAAGACATCATCTCTTGATCGCTCTTCGTCTTGCTGCCTATGTACGAGGTAATCTTGTTTACCTGCTCGAAGGTCTGGGTGCGGTCCAATGTAATCTCAATGGTCATAACTACTCCTTTTTCGACAGCTCCAACAGCTGCTGCTCAATACTCTTATCTGTTTTGAGGCTCCCGCTCACATCTACACTCTGCAGGGCCGGAATCACAAATTTGGCGGTCTTGATGTAGATGTCGGCCCGATCCTTCGGATCCTCAATGCTGAGCCAGGTCTGCGTGAAGTCGGCGAAGTTGCCCACCACAAACCCCTCCATCATCTTTCGAAGCTCACCGGTTGTTTTGTTGGGGGTCCCGGCCTTGCGTCCCCCCGTCTTGAAACCACGTGCCATGTAAATTAACATTTGTACATCCGACGTAAAGCTAACCCCCTATTTTCGAGAGCAAAGGACAAACATTAAATCACATCATATGTTAGGGACACAGATAGCGGGCATGGGGATGCAGGCTTTAGGCAGCATCATCGGAGGAGCAGCCCAGGCCCGGGCGGCACGCAAGCAACGTGATATCATCAACACGCAGAAGAAAGATAACGAGGCGTGGTACAACCGGAACTATTACGAAGACTCGACGCAGCGCTCCGACGCACAGCGGGCCATGCAGATGGCGCGTGACGCCATGAAAAGCCGCTACAACCAGGCCCAGGCCTCGGGTGTGGTCACGGGAGCCACCGATGAGAGCATCGCCGCACAGAAGGCCGCAACCAATCAGGTGGTATCCTCAGCAGCCAGCAGCATCGCCGCAACGGGCGACTCGCGCAAAGACTCTATCGACCAGCAGTATCTCAACACGAAATCCAATTTGGCACAGCAGGAGGCAGCTACCTGGCAGCAACAGGGCGCCGCTATCGCCCAAGCCGCCCAGGGTGTGGGGAATGCCGGTGCGAAAATGTTCGACATGTAATACACTGAACCTATGGCAACCAAAGACGATATCCTCAAGGCCCGCCCCCAGGCTCAGCAGCCGCTGCAGGCCGCTGCTACCGAAGCCGCAACACAACAGCCTCAGCCGCCTGCTGCAAGCAATACCGGGGAGCAACCCGCCCCTTCCCCCCAGCCGTCAGTGGCAGCTCCAGCTGCCACCCCTTCCGCGCAGCCCCCTGCCGGGGAGGCCACCGCTCAGCCCCAGCAGACGGGCATCGCTGCGGGCAAGACATTGCAAAGTGGCACGGACACAGCCCAGGCGCATCTCAACGATGCCTACACACAGGTGGCGCAGGACAACGAGAAGGAGAGCAAGGAGCGAGCGGTGACAAAGCAGAAGGAGGCGGAAGATCGTGAGCAAAAACGCTATCGAACAAAAGCTATTCTTGCAGCATTGGGGGATGGCATCTCCTCCTTGGCCAATCTCTACTACACCACCCGTGGGGCACAGGGGATGCGACAACCGGCCGCCTCGTTGAGTGAGGTCACCCGAAGACGGCTTGACGAGGCCAAGAGGCGCAAGGAGAAGATGGAGGATGAGTACCGGGCAGCCTTGATTCGGGCGGGGTTTGCAGAGCGGGCCGAGGCGTTCCAGGAGAGACAACGCCAGGCCAATAATGCCGATGCCGCCGCTCGGGCCGCTGAGCAGCGAGCCGCCGATAAGGAGGCGCGCGAGCAACAGCACCAGTGGGGTGTAGAGGCCGCCCAGGAGAACAGACGGTTCGCCCAGGAGGAGAACGAGCGGGAGCGCGCAGCAAGGCGGGAGTCGGAGGAGCGACAGATGGCCCACCAGCAAGCCTTGGCCTACAGGAGCAGCGCAGGCAGCCGTGGGGGCTCTCGCAGCGACTTCCCGGGGCAGCTCTCCGAGCAGGAGAATGCGCTCTACGACCTGGCCGTGAATTATGGATTCGCACCCCAAGAGGGAGACTTCTATACGTCGAAGCAGACAAGGAGTACAACACGCAAAAACGGAGTGGAATCAGCTTCCCAGAATGAAGAGCGCAAACCCTACTACCGCAATGAGATCTCCCCCAGCGAACAGCAGCGGGTACTCCGAATCGGCAGCACCATACAGCAGCTGCTCGACATGGGGTGGAATAAAAAAGATATCGAAGCTGTAAAAGCGGATATCGAAAAGGGATTATCCGCACGGGAGATCGACAGGAACACTTACCGATTCATCCCTTATGACTTGCCCGACCTGGCCAAGGAGAGGAAGTACGAACAGTACGATATGGATGACAATAATTTCGAACAGTACCAGGTAACAAAATAGCCATGCCAATATATACCACCTCTTACGGGAAGAGATACAACATTCCCTCCGATATAGCCGCTCAATTCGAAAAGGACTTTCCCGACGCCCAGATACGTTACGAAGCCTCGGGTGAGGAGTACGATATTCCCCTGAAGAAACGGGATAGCTTTCTCAAGGCCTATCCGAATGCAAAAACTGTGGACCGCATTTCCACTCCCCACAAAGAGGATACGCAGCCCGAATATCGCGGTCCGGGGGGATATTTTGCACCTAAACCCCGGCATGAGCCAAACCCGAGTACCTTGATCGCGGAAGAGGTGGAGCGGCAACAACGCCAGGCGGGCATCAACCCTAACTCCGCAGAGGCGATCAGCCAGCGATTCGATGCTATGGTAGAGGCGCTTCCCTCCAGGAAGACGAAGGAGTACGACGACCAGCTCCTTTTGGAGGATGATCGCCGCAGAGAGGAGCAATACAACAAGACGCATCGGTTGGGCATGATGCAAGCCCAAAATGCAGAGTGGGGCCGTCCCTACTCTCAGCGGTACGGACGCACAGAGGATAACACCCCTATCCTACCCCTGGCCGATGCAGGCAACCAAGAGTCGGCATTCAGCACAAATCTTCATCCCCAGGATTATCCAGCCCCCAGCCCTGAGGCTCAACAAATCTGGGAGCGCCGCACCAATGAGGCAAGGGCTCAATCTCAATTTGAGAGCGGTGTAAGAAAACAGCTTTGGGAGGTTTCTAAGGTTGTTGAAGAGCAGGATCGCAAAAAAGACGAAGAGATTAGGCAATGGCGAGAGCAGAGCCATAAAAGGGCGTTAGAGGGCAAGGGAGCTTTACCGATAGGGCCCACTCCTCCCGAAGAGGCACGCCGATATTCGAATCTGAAAACAGCACGGGGCTTACTCGATGAGGCTGTAAAAGTTATCGAGCAGGCAGACCAAAACACCCACCAAGGGACCTCCGGCATTGGGAATGCTTTACGAGGAATCAAAAATAACTTATTCGACCCTATTGCATGGGAGAGACATGTCGGAACGTTGGCTGATGCTTCTAATATTAGTAAAGTTATCGCCAAAAGTGACCGCAACGAGACATTAACGGATGATGAACAATCCCTGCTGGATGCCTTGGCCACCAATTTAGCGGCCAACAGCTTGTATGGTTCCAAAGTGGGTATGGGATACAACATCGGCAAAAGCATCGCTCAATCACTTCCCTTTATGATTGAGTTTGCGTTAAACCCCATTGCGGGATCCAGCAAAACCATAGCCGGGAAAATAGCGCGTTACTGGCTGAAACATAATATCAAAAGGAAGGCTTTAAAAAAGGCTGGCGCAAGAGTCATTGGAGATATCGCCGCTGCCACCGGCACCATGGCCACCTCCGGTTCATTGCGGACAGCTGCCGATGCCATCACCAGAATGACCGGCAACCCACTCTATGAAATTACCCCCGAGGGTAAAGCCGTTTATACGGGTCACGAGCAGGGCGATACCCCACTGAAGGCCATCGGCAAAAGCGCTACGGCTGGGTCTATCGAATATTACACCGAGCTGCTGGGAGGTGCTTTCGGTCCAATAGGCAGGGCTGTCGGAGGAGTTCTTGGGAAGGTCCCCGGAATGAAGAGCATTACGGGATACCTATCCCGCAGTCAGGCCGCAGAGCTGATTCGAGGGATACGGACCAGCGATTGGGCAAAATCCGTAGGGGACTTCACCTCACGGACCGGGTGGCATGGCATGGTCGAAGAGTATTCCGAGGAGGAGATCGGCAATATACTCAACTATTTCACTGTCGGGGATGTGCAAAAAAAAGATCTACTGGATCCCCAGCAGCATTTGGAGACCTTTGGATCCGTCGCTCTGATGGGGGGATTTTTCAGCGCCCTCAAGACCGCAGGATACCGTCCCGCCAGGAGCCGAGCACAAAAGCAAGTCGCCATCTTTGACCAGCAGGCGGGCGAGCTTTTAGGCGAGGAGTGGCAAAACATCAAGGCCGCCTGCGACAACAACACAGACCCCCAATCCGGAACAGCTGCATTGGCTCAAGTCCTCGAATCTTCTCAATACAATCCTGAGCAAAAGCGGGCGATCTTATCCTATTTTGCAGCCAAACAATCTTACAACGGTGTTCTGCTGGCAGACCAGAAGAGCAGCGAGGAACAGACAAAATCTCCGGAGCAGACCGCAATAGAGAATTCTTACGATGCAGGATATAAGAGCGTAGATGGTGACCCGTCAGCCAAGCAGGCCATCAAACAGCACTTGGACCAAGTATCGGCGCCCTTCTCAGAGGAGCGTTTGCAGGAGTTGCGTGCGGTCAAAAACCCCATGCAGTACATCTCGGAACATCCGCAGGAGGCTCCTCAACTCTTGGAGTGGTTCAAAGCCAACAGCACATACACCGGCATGATCGAAGCGGTCCAGGATCAAATCCAACAAAAGATCAAGGAGTCGGACGATGCCGTAGATAGCCGTACCCATACCGACGGAAACCTCTACACAATCACCCTCAAAGGAGACAACGCAGCACAAGGATATATCACACAAGGAGATGTCGCATTCAACCCGGACGGCTCGGTCAACAAGACCAAATCCAATGATCGGGTAACGGTACGCTATGCCGACGGACACTCCGAGATGCTCTCCATTGACGACTTAGGCCGCTTGGTGGAGACCAACAATGCGCAGGAGCTCAAAGCGCAGAATGCCGATGCCATTTGGGAGGAAGAGAGTCGCCGTGCGGCCGCTGAGATAGACGGTACCACGGGACCCTCCCAAGGCGACCCGATCACCCTGAAAGATGGGCGTCGGGGTATCTTTTACGCCGACACGGGGGATGGCAACTTCTTGGTGCAGTTAGAAGATGGCTCGGTGATTCCGGCGCCGCAAACCGCTGTAACTCTCCTCAACAGGCAACCATCACAGCAGGAGCAGCAGCCCACACCACAGCCAGCACAAACCACCCCGCAGCAGACCGCTGAGCAGACCATGACACCATCTCCGGCTCAGGAGCCGCAAAATGGCGTTGACAATCGGATCGGTCGCTCACTAAACAAAGAGGAGGCTGACAATCTTATCGCCGAGATGGAGAACAGAGCTGAACCCGCTCCAGAGTTAGAGCTCACGCCCGAAAACTGGACTGCCGAATTCGGCAAAGATGGCATGGTGGACACCCCTATCGGAAAGGTTAAGATGGGTGAAAACCAGTATCAAAAACTGGTGCGCAATAAACGGGAAAACTATTTCGGGATGATCAAACCTACTCTGGAGAGTCCCGATATGGTGTTAGAAGAAGCCGATCCTAAAGAAGGTGCAGAACGTGATACAAAGCTAATTTTTGTCAAGACATTCACTAAACCGGATGGCAGCCGTATCGTGCATTTCGAAAATGTAACGATACAAAAGGACAACCTTGAAGTATCTATCAGCAGCCACGAACTACAAAAAAGCGCTTTACAAAAAAAGATGCAACAAGATAACTTGCTGCATCTAAAAGGGCTTTTCAGCTCTGAAGGGCGCTTAGCTGAACCTCAAATTGAGGGGTCGGACCTTGTTCCTACACCAAGCCTATCTTCTACCAACGAAGATACAACACCTTTTGCAGAAAACCAAATTCCTGCTGATCAAAACAATACGAACACCTCCTCTGAGGCTACACAAACTCCAGCGGAGGTTACCTATCCCCAAGATGAAAAGACCGGACACATTCTCTTTGATCAAATCGATGATCCTACGGTAGTCGCCGCAGCACTGCGTAATGAATTCGGGGAGCAAGCTCTGGAGGCAGCACAAACGAAGCTGCAAGATCTGCAAGGAGAGTTGGAAAAGGCAGCTTCAACAAAAGACACCTTCGAGCGGCTCTACAAGCAGCGTGACCTACAACGTGAGATCGCTAAATATCAGCAGGTAGTCTCTACGCTGACCCCTACGGAGGTGGAGCAGATCACCCCGCAGGAGATGAACCGTGCCGAGGTACAACCTGAAAACGTACAGAACGAGACAAACCGATCTGAACAACAAGGACAAGAGACAACGAATGCAGATACTCAAACTGTCGGTCAAGAAGAGTCAGTGCAAAACCTTACGCCTATCGCCGAAGGGCCATTCGGACCGGTATATGACCAATTCCGTGGAAATCCGTCTGGAGCAATTGCATATTTAAGCAGCATCCGAACTGGAGAAGCTGTGGGGGCTTTGCATCATCCTCAAGTAGGAGATATCTCTTTAGTATGGGGAAACAGTCGGTCCGGCTTGGAGAAAATCATGCAAAAACATCCCGAAGTGCTGGAAGACATGCAGGGCATCCTGGATAATATGCAAATCGTGCAGGAATCGGATAATCGAATTGTACTTGAATCAACTACGCATAAAGCTGTCGTAAGCAAAATGCTCGGACAGAAAAAAACGCCGCAGTGGTTACTGACGGCGTATGAGAAGAAAAATGCCTCGGGCGGTAGTAGTGACATCGATCCCGAACCGACTGGCGGCATGCAGAATGGCACAGCTCCTCTGCAAAACACGATTTCTTCTACTGCCAAAAATAATATAAATATTTCCAACAATCAAGAATCAGCCTCAAAAAACACTGAAAATCAAACAAATCCTCTTACAAACAAGACCAATACTCCCATTCTACCAAGAAAACAGACCGCTCCAAAATATGCCAAAGAGATTGCTCAATTTGGGGATGAGGTCTCTATTGAAGATGTTGTCCTGCGCGATATTGCCTTAGGACAAAAATTCTCGTGGGAGGATCACGGTAAATCCAGAGGAATTGCTTCAGAATTGGGTTTTACCGGGAAGGAGGCAGAACGCCGAAGCCGTATCAGTATGTTGCGTAATGACGGAATCACCGTTGATGATTACGTCCACGGACTGTGGCAAGAGTACGGAGAGAGATTCCGTCAAGATGATGCGCAGATCCGGGATGCAGTCCTCGACATCCTGCAATCGGTCTATTCTCCAAAGGCTGCCATGGAGCAACTCCGCAACCTGCATGCTCAAGAGGAGTTCTCGCAAGAGGAACAAAACATACTCACTCCCGAAGAGCGAGAGGCGTTTTGGAATATACCGGTATCGGAGTATGCATTCAGAGAGCCTGAAGCAAATACTCCGGAGGAGCAACAAATCATCGATCAGGCCAAGCAGAACGGCACTTACATGAAAGCTCCTAACGGACAACCCTCAAACCTGACCGAAAAGCAGTGGGTACAGGTGCGTACCCAAGCATTCAAAAACTGGTTCGGAGATTGGGAAAAAGCAGCACGGATTGAAAAGCTGCGGAGAAGTAAGCCTCTTGTTGTATCTGGTAATGACTATCAGGAAAAATATGAACTTAACAGCCGGTCCGCCGGTAAATATATCGTAGATTCATTAAGAGGTGAATATATCAACGCCGACACCCAGTCTACTATCCGTATCAGTCGCAAATCACAAAAGGTAGCTCATCACGACGCTGAGAGTGAGGCACATCTGAAATCCATTGCCTATATCCCGCAGATGATTGAAAATGCCGTCTTTGTGGATGAACTAACCAATATAAAGGATAAAAATGGCTTTGACAGCTATAGATATTACGTTGTCGGGCTAAAAATGGACGGGATAGATTATACAGCTAAATTAACGGTCGGCGTTAAGCATGGAGAAGCATATTATGATCACTCCTTAACAGAGATAGAAAAAAGCAACCTTATCGATCAAATTGACTTGGTAAAAGCTCAAGTTTATGATGATAAGGCTGCTAAATCTTCTATTGTCAAAGATAAGCGATTAGTTTCACTTTTGCAAACAAATTCGTCGAATAAAATAGATAAAAATAGAGAACCCCTCGCTTCAGAGGTAGATAGATTTGAACAGGAGAACATCCGATTCCGGGATCACAATATTTCTGCGTTTGCCAAAAAACATAATTTAAATGAGCAAAACGTAAAGGATTATGCTGAATATATGCAAACGGGAAATATAATCGGAGCGAGTCGAGCCTTTCATGAAATCCGTAGACAAGTTCGGTTAGATAACACAGGTATAAGTCTTGGTCAATTCACCAAACTATTCTCGCCTATAAAGAAAGAACTATACAGTCACTTTGGCGACATAGACGAGTTGCGAGATAAATATGTGCAAGTCGAAATGGAAGTCCGTGGGGTGATGAATGCCGCTCGCAAGAAAGCAACAGAAGAAAAGGAAGCTGACAAAAAACGTTTGCAAGAGTTTGAACTCATGAGCGACCAACAGCTTAATGATGAATATGATAAGGCTATATCGGAAAAGAACGAAAGCCGCATGCGCGATCTCGTGAATGAAGCGGCACGCCGCAATGGTTATGGTGATGTCAATAGCGAATATCAAGGAGTCGGAGCATGGAAGGCTCCAGGTAATCCCGGCTACAATAGCGTTGATGCACGAAGAGCTGCATTAGAAACTGATGGCACAAATATTAACGTAATGGACATTGCCGATGGTTATACATCACAACCTGACAACTATTTCACTAACCTACATGAATACGGCAATGACACTCCTTATGGAAAGGAAAGTGCAGCAGCTATCAATCAAGCTATTGTAGAAGCGAAAAAGGGCGATAAACCAATGATAACGGTTTATAGGGCCGTTCCTATGTCTATCAAAGAGAACCAACTACGCAACGGAGATTGGGTTACTCCCAGCAGAAAGTACGCTGAGTTACATGGCAACAGCAGGCTTGAAGGTGATTATCGAATAATAAAACAAGAAGTACCTGCCGATGAACTATGGTGGGACGGAAATGACATTAATGAGTGGGGATATGATGACGGAAAAAAATACGCCTATCGGAATACAGGGAACAACCGCAAGTTGAACGACTTGATAACTCGTGATGAAAATGGTAATATAATACCGTTATCACAACGTTTCAATGCAAGAAAAAATGATGTACGTTACCGAGAACAGGAACAAATTAACGACCAGTTCAATGCAGAGCTGCAACAGCAGATAGAAGGGACGCTGCCTCAAGGCCACATTTACCAGTTGGGGCACCCCAGCGAAGCCCTGCGTGCTGCCGGAATTCCGGATCTGCCCATAGAATTGGCGGCAAGTCAGCTGAACTATAAAGCCACGTCTAGGAAACATGATTTTTCCTTGGATGAAATTCGTGATTTGCCGCAAGCCATTGCCAGTCCTATGGCAACATTCTCTTATGGGGATCCTGGTAAGGCACAGAATATTCTGACGGTATTACAACATAATGGAGAGAATTTTCTGGTAGGACTCTTCATTAAACCTACGGTCAAAGGAAGAGTACTTGAGGTAAACAGCATCCGGAATGTATTTCCTAAGAATAGCTCCAGTATTATACGCTGGATAAACGATGGGAAACTTACCAGCGTGGATAAAGAAAAACTTCTGTCTTTCCTTGACCAACAGCGTACCAATTACGCTGACGTGGCTTTCGTCTTGCCTGAAGAACAGGTGAAACAAGGAAAAGCAGAAGTTTCCGAGGAAGAAATATCCTCTGCAACAAATATAGTAAACAGTTTTGAAAATCCAACACTCTCTGATGGAGAAAAAGTTGCAACAGCCGAAGAATTAGCCCAAAGTCTGCACACACCTATTCGGATCGTCAAAAACGTCAACGAGATAAATGCAAACGAGAAGGACGCTCTCCGAAAACGTCGTGCATACGGCTGGTATGACATGGAGACTGGTGAGGTGGTTATTGTGCTCCCCAATTGCCGGGATGCAGCAGAGGTGCAGGCTACCATTCTGCACGAGGTTGTCGGACACAAAGGATTGAGAGAACTTGTCGGAGAGGAAAAATATAACGACCTGCTGCGTCGGGTATTCGACTCTCTGGACGAGGAGACCCGCAGACGACTGCTGAGCCGTTACGGACATCCGTTGATTGCTGCAGATGAATACCTGGCCTCTTTGGCTGAGGAAAATGTTGAACCGAACGTATTAAAACGGATCTTGGCCCAGGTGCGCAATTGGCTGCGTGAGGTATTGGGGATGGATATCAAATTGTCTGATAATGATCTCAGATACCTGCTGTGGCGTTCTAAAAACAACCTGCAAAGCAAGCAAGGTATTTTTGAAAGAGCAGAGACAATCGCCAAGGATGCCGAACTGCGAAACAGGTTGGGAATCGACAGCCAAATGCGTGAGCAATCCGCCAATACAGATGATGCAACACTCGATGATGTAAACCGGAGATTTAACGAGCAGCTAAAGTCTCTCAATAAGGAAAATGCGCAAAGCACAATATTAAATTTAGGAAATCCAGGAGCAGTCCTATTATCATCTGGCATTTCGGATAAGCCCATCAAATTATACGGCAACAAGCTCCTAAAGAAAATGAGTAAACATGGCTTCTCAATAGCTGACGTGCAAGATCTACCTTTAAAAATAAACGCACCTATTGCCGTATTCCAAGGTTCCGTTGATAATAGTTTTGCGATTTTGACAGAGTTAAAAATTCATGGAAACAATATTCTCGCAAGTCTCTCTATAGGCAAAGGCAACGATATTGACTTTAATATTGTTAGCTCTGTTTATGGTAAAGCTGACAACAGTATCGTTTCATGGATAACGAAAGGGAAAACTATATATGTGGATAAAGAAAAAGCTCTCAACTATCTACGCATTTCCGCTCCACTTGCGGAGGCACAAGATAATCAAGAGCTGTCTCTTGTTACAAATATAATCAAAAACTTTGAAAATCCGACACTTCCATCCGAAGAAAATATAAGATTCCGCGAAAAAGAGGCTCCAGGTGACCTGCCGACCTCTCAAGCCTCCTCTTCGCAGGAGAAGCTGCGGGAAGAGCTGAAGCACCTGCGCACCCTACGCAAGGGGTTGGATAGCGAGGTGATGCAATACCGCAAACGAGGGGCACAGAACGAGAGCAGCTCCACCCGGCAGCTCAAAGATATCATTGCCCGGTACAACCGCTCACAGCGTCAGATTCGTGAGTATGTGAACGACATTTTGGATGCACAGGCGGCGACCACCCTTGGCAAACGCGAGATCAACACCCTACTCTCCGCCTTAGTGCGTGCCACAGACCCACAAAAGGCCGAGCAGGCGGTACACCGCATCTTGGACACGGTGACCACAGCACGCCTGCGGGCCGAGACTGCACGCACCGAGAAGCTCTACAGCACAAAGATTCAGGGGGAGACACCCCAAGGAGTCCCCGAGGCCAAGGGGGTCGATGACAACACGCGGGTGATGATCGAGTATTTCCGGGCGCACAAAGAGGAGAACATCAACGAGTCGGAGGAGGCGCTACGCACCAAACAGGCCACCGAAGGGCTCACCCCCACTGAGCAGATGCACATGGATGCAATCTACCTGATTCGGCTCTACCAGCAGGCAACCGAGGTGGGCGATGACTACATGGCGGCATCGGCCCAGATGGAGCAATTGGAGCAGCAGATCGACACGCTGAGCAAAGAGGTGTGGCACCTGCAGCGAGCCAAGGCCACCGGCGGGGAGGCCCGGCGCAAGCGCACCATTGAGCAGAAGCAACAGACCATGGTGCAGAAAGGGCACCTGCTGGAGGCCACCCGTTGGCAGCTCCAGGAGCTCAAGCAGAACTACTTGGAGCAGCTCCAGGGATTCAACGACATCCTGCAGGAGGTGATCGTCAATGGCCGATCTGCCTATTTAGATTGGGTGCACAAGCAGCAGGACCGCCAGCGGGAGATTCTGCAAGGTGCCTTTGCCGATGCGGGGCCGAAGGCGATGGCCTCCGCCCGTCAGTATGGCGGCTGGAAGCCCCAAGGCCCGCTCCACAAGAGCGTGCTTGCCATGCGGGACTTCTTCACGGCGCCGCTGCTCTCCTTAGACTACCTGATTCGTAAGCACACCCAGAGTGCCCCGAATGGTGAAGGGCATCTGTACAACCAATTCATCCGCGGGGAGGGCGGCTACATGGAGGCCTCGAACCGTTACTTTGAGCGGACCCGCGAGATCACCGACGCCTTAGGAGAGGCGGCACAGCGCTACATGGGCATCTCCGGCAAGAATATGGGTCAACGATGGCTCCGAGCCCAAGCTCAGGCACGCCGCAGCCCCCTCACCTTCTCTCTGCAGCTCAACGACGGCAGCCGACCGCAGGTGATCTCCGCCACGCAGGCGCTCTACCTGCGGGCCTTGGAGAAGCAGACGGACGGGCAGGTCAAGCTGCGCGCCATGGGCATCTCCGAGGAGGTGATGGAGCAGATCAGCCAAACCCTGCAACAGGAGGCGCCCGAGATGATTGCCTTAGCCGACTGGGTACAGGAGCAGCTGCTGCCCTCCCTCCGGGAGAGCTACAACGCCACCCACCTGCGACTGTTCGGCACCCAGATGCGCGAGGTGGCCCACTACTTCCCGATCAGCATCAACAAGAGGGAGACCTACCGGGAGAACGACGGCACCGAACACGAGCAGACCCTGCCCACCACGACCACCGGAAGCATCATCTCCCGCAAGCCCAACACCACAGCCATCGACTGGAACATGGACTTCTTCGAGGTGCTCGACCGCCACATCCAGCAGATGGAGCACTGGAACGCCTACTCCGAGGTGGTGCAGAACATGAACAGGCTCACCAGCAACACCCTCTTCAAGAAGAGCTTGGAATACAAGAACCCCGGCGAGGCGCGCAAGTTTATGGATGCGGCACGGGTGGCGGCCGAGCAGTACCGCATCCAGGTGTTAGACCACGAGAGCGTCATTGTCAAGCTGAGCCAGGCGGCGGCCTCCTCGAAGATCAACTTCCGGGGGTGGACAGCCATCAAGCAGATAGCCTCCTCCCCGGCCTTTGTGGCGTACAGTGCCGATCCGCAGTTCTGGGCCACGCTGAGCAAGCATGTAGCCACCCTTCCGGCGACGCTGCTGGGCAGGGGGGATTACAGCTGGGCCAAAGCGAACCTGCCCGACTTCCGGCGACGTGTGCAGGGAGGCACCGCCGGGAATGATGCCTTGGAGCGGGAGAGCTTCAGCGTCGTGCGAAAGCTCTCAAAGGATCCCCGCAGCCCCCTCTCCTACGGGATGTGGGCCAACGCGCACATGGATGCGGTGGTCTGCGCCATGGGGGCCAAGGCGGTCTATGAGTATCAGCTCAGCCGCCACAAACGGCGTGGGCTCTCCGAGAGCGAAGCGCAGCGGGCAGCCCGCAGAGATGCTGAGCTCTCGTACAACCTCTCCCAGCAATCCGCCTTAGGGGTGAACCTCTCGCCCATGCAGCGCAGCCGGAACTTCTTCAGCGTGATCTTCTCCACATTCCAGAATGCGCAGTTCCTCTACGGACGGCAGCTCGGAGATGCCCTCCGGGAGCTGACCCGCAGCACAGAGTTAGAGACCGAGGCGCTCTACCAGCGCTACCGCACACGGGGCATGGAGAGCGCACAGGCCCGACGGGCAGCCCTCAAGGATGTGTCAATAGCCAAGCGCACCTCCGTGGTCAGAATCCTGACCTACGGCTGGGGCTTGCAGCTGCTGTGGGTGGCCATGTCGAACGCCCTGCCCTACATCTTCGGCGGGGATGACGACGACAAAAACCTGTGGGTGGAGTCGGCCAAAAATCCGGCGGTATGGATTGGGCCTCTGCAAGGGCTCTTTGGTGGGGGCAACCTGACCTCCATCGCCGAGGGGTACCCCTTCGGTGGGCCGATGCTGTTCGAGGATATCAGCCGCTTCTGGCGTAACTACGGAGAGGCGGCCCAGAGCCAGGGCATATTCAGCTGGGAGACGGCAGGAGTCACCTTGGACCTGCTCACGGAGTTCTCCCTCTCCCAAAATAGCGAGACCTTCATGAACCTGTACAACGGCGTCCAGGCCTTCATCGATGGGCACTCCACGGCGGGGCTCCTGCAGCTGATCAACGCCCCCCGGTCGCAGATCAAAAAGATCCTGATGCAAAGAGGCGAACACGAGTCCCTGATGCAGTATGCCGAACGGATCAACAACCTGCAGGAGCTGTTCCGGGCCATGGATCGCTCTGCGCAGGGTGCTCAGGGCACCTCCTATCCGCTCTACGAGGAGTTGGAGCAAGCAAATTAACATATAAACAGAACCAACCGATTCTGCATCACACTTTTGTAAAAAAGGTTACGCAATGGCACAACAAAGACGGATCATCCCCAAATCAAAACTGACCACCCATACCCAAATCGACTCGGTGAAGCGAGAGCAGAAACGCGGAGTGCGACTCAACTTCGACATCATCCTGCGGGCCCAACGCTGCTGGGACAACTTAGAGAAGTTTCGCAAGGATCGTGAGCGGTGCAAGCGCTACACCTATGGTGATCAGTGGGGGGATGTGATCAAATATGACGGCAAGAAGATGACCGAGGAGGAGTACATCATCTCGCAGGGCAACATCCCCCTCAAAAACAACCTGATCCGACGGTTGGTTCGCTCCGTCATGGGGGCCTACCGAGGGCAATCCAAGGAGCCGACCTGCTCGGCCCGGGACCGCTCCGAGCAGCAGCTCAGCGAGATAATGAGCATCACGCTGCAGTACAACTGGCAGCTGAACCGCATGTCGGAGATCAATAGCCGCACCTTCGAAGAGTTCCTGATCAGCGGAGCCGCCTTTCATAAGGAGAGCTTCGGGTGGCGAGATAACAAGATGGACTGCTGGACCGACATCATTAGCCCCAACCACATCTTTTTCGATGGCGCCATGCACGATGTGCGCCACTGGGACTGCTCGCTGATCGGCGAGATCCACGACATCACCTTCGGGGAGCTGTGCAGCACCTTCGCCAAGTCCCAGGAGGACTACGACCAGCTGCGGCACATCTACACCAATGCCGCCAATATGGACTACCTGGAAAATTACGCCAACCAGTTCGGCCATTACCGGCTCGCGAACATCGACTTTCTCCACCCCTACGACACCACCCTCTGCCGGGTGATCGAGGTGTGGACCCGCGAACAGAAAGCACGCCTGCGCTGCCATGACTACCTCAACGGCGACTACTACAAAGACGAGGTGAGCAACCTCGATAACATCAAGGCGGAGAACGCCTCACGCCTGCAGGATGGCCGGGCGGCAGGCATCGCCGACGACGACATCCCGCTGATCGAATACGAATGGTTTATCGACAACTACTGGTACTACCGCTACCTGACCCCCTTCGGGCATATCCTGCGTGAAGGAGAGACCCCCTACGCACACGGGAGCCACCCCTACGTCATCAAGCTATACCCCTTTATCGACGGCGAGATCCACAGCTTCGTCGGCGACGTGATCGATCAGCAACGCTACGTCAACCGGCTGATCACCCTGACCGACTGGGTGATTCGGGCCAGCGCAAAGGGGGTGCTGATGTTTCCGGAGGATCTCATCCCGGACGACATGCGCATGGAAGATATCGCCGAGGAGTGGGCCAAGTTTAACGGCGTGATCGTCTATAAGCCCAAGCCCGGCGTACCGGCACCCCAACAGATCGCCAACAACTCGACAAATGTCGGGATGAAAGATCTGTTGCAGCTGCAGATTCAACTCATGGAGGAGGTCTCCGGAGTACACGGCCCCCTGCAAGGGAAGCAGGGCTTTAGCGGCATGTCGGCAGCCCTGTACAATCAACAGACCCAGAATGCCACCACCTCGCTGCTGGACCTGTTGGAATCCTTCGACAGCTTCATCATTGAAGGGGCCTACAAGAAGGTGAAAAACATTCAACAGTTCTACACCCAAAAGCGTTACATCAACATTGCAGGCCGCAAGTTGGCAGAAGCTGTCGAGTATGATCCGGAGAAGGTTCAGGACACGGAGTTTGACATGTCGATCAGCGAGAGCACCTCTTCGCCCATCTACCGCATGTTGGGCAACGACTTCCTGTTGGAGATCTGGAAGGCGGGACAGATCAGCGTCGAGCAGCTGTTGGAGAATGGCAGCTTCCCATTTGCAGATCAGCTTCTGCAGAGCATCCGGGCCCAACGCGAGCAGATGCAACAAGAACAGATGCAAACGCAGGGACAACCACCCCTCACTGGACAGCCGCCACAACCCAAATAGGATTTGAGGCTGAAACGAAAAAACGACCCGCACCGAAAACGTTGGTGCGGGTCGCTTTATATATTACACACAACTGATTTTATACTAATAGTAGCTATTGTCGTATACACAGGTTGCTTGGTAATTTTATTCCTCAACAGTAAAGGATACTTATAGAATTGCTCGAAAATCACTTGCAGAAGTCAAGGATTCTTGTAAACTTTACAATGGGGTTGCGTCGACGTTTGATTAAAACATCCATGTAAGTCACTATTAAACTGAAAAAATAACAATACATTTTTTTACTTCTACCAACGTATTGTACCTATTTCGAACTGACGTTAAAACAATAAAAATGAATTCATATACTATCCCTAGATTACCTCTAAATTTTGATGTCGAATCAAAGGACATATTAAAGCAATTAACCAAATCACATAGGAGACTTGCAGAATTAAAAGGAGTGGCGCAAACTATTCCTAATGAACGTATTCTCATAAGTACATTAACACTGCAAGAAGCTAAAGATAGTTCAGAAGTTGAAAATATCGTCACTACACAAGACGATCTATATAAAGCTGGACTTAATTTTAGACAGAACATCATCAATGTGTCAACAAAAGAAGTCCTTGCCTATCGAGAAGCTATTGAAAAAGGTTTTACGTTAGTACGAGACAATAAATTACTAACAAATAATGTAATTAAGCAAGTTCAAGCTGTATTAGAACAAAATAGTGCCGGTTTCAGAACAGTTCCAGGCACAAAACTTAAACGCAATGATGGAGAAGTTGTATATACTCCTCCTCAAGATAGCCAACAAATTATACTTTACATGGAGAATTTGGAAAGGTTTATCAATGATGAAAGCATAAGCGATTTGGATCCTCTGATCAAAATGGCTATCATTCATCACCAGTTTGAAAGTATCCATCCTTTCTACGACGGAAATGGAAGAACTGGAAGAATTATAAATGTATTATATTTAGTTACTTCAGGTTTGTTAGATCTACCAATACTGTATTTAAGTAGATATATAACTCATAATAAAGCAGAGTACTACCATTTAATTCAGGCTATACGTGACAAAGGCGAAGATAACGTCGCAGAATGGGAAAAGTGGATACTTTTTATCCTCAAAGGCATTGAAGAAACTGCCTTAGAAACAATACGACTTGTAAAAGGGATTTCAAATTTGATGAATCAATATAAAAATATCTTAAAACCGATTTTTGACAAACAATATAGACATGAGCTTTTGAATAACCTCTTCTTTCATCCATATACAAAAATCGAATATATGGAAAGAGATATGATGGTAGAACGTCGTACTGCTTCTAAATATTTGGATAAAATAGTAAAAGCAGGACTATTGCACAAAGAAAAAATTGGAAACGTCAATTATTATATTAACATTGGTCTTATTAACCTGTTTATAAATCATTCTGAGATAGTTACAGACGCACCAACAATTGAATCAATAAATAGCTAAGTCTGTACATAAATTGCCTTTTTAATGTACATAGCACATAAAGTCTGTACATAGAATTATATTTTCATGCACATAGATATTGGATGTGTACACAACATTCATCATATATGCACTCATGTTCAACCTCGACCTGCCTATCTATCCTGTCCATCGTCCCAGACCGTGCTAGCTTTGTGCAAAATTCATTTATAACAAGCTAATGAATTGATTGTCAGTATAGACAATTTATCAATGCCTCACATAAATTTATGTAATTGAATACTAATACAATAAGCAAATTTCATTATTTGTATTACTGGAGGTTTGGTACTTTTGAACCTAAAGAGGTGCTTATTTTACCACGTTAATACTGTGTAAATCAACACATAAACAAGCAAAATCCAAATAAGCACATTGAAACATGTCTATTTGGCAACACATCTTCAATCACAATCAAAATCAAAGGCCATATAGACTTTTAGTTTGATTTATTGTATTCTCACCTACGATATAAGCACAGCATGCAACTGGTATAACGTGGAGTTACTTCCCATTTGCAGATCAACTTCTACAGACCAATGTAAATAGATGAGAAAAAAAGAACAGATGCTGAACTAAATCAAAAAACGGTAAACAATAAACACGTCAGACAACATAAAGAACCAATACATATTTCACTTATAATTATTCTACTACCGCTTAATAGCACCAAATTTAATGCACATCAATTCAATCAAGGCAGGTATGATTACAACACAGAAAAATCGCAGGCGTTAAACTCTTGCTACACTTTTAACAATTCTTCAGTTTGTTTTAAGCAAATATCAAGAGTTTCAATTAATGTAGAATAGTTTTTTATTAATCGGTTCTTTGCTTTGTTATACTCTCTTTCAAGTCTTGGCATTTGCTCTAAAGATTGATTGCCTTCTATCGTCTGATTTTTAGCATCCAAAATTGTGTGCATTAATTCCTTGAGCACTTCTCTATTACTTATTTTGGCCTCATCATTTGAAAAATCCTTTTGTATATGGATGGCATTCTGAATTGCCTCTGTGAAATAAGTCGATAACAACAATGCATTTTTGTCTAATACATCAGACATCTGATCCATATCGTGTGCTATAAGGTAAAATATGCTTCGAGCCTGTGCTGTGTTAGGACGTTGTGGATTTAACGATTGTATTTGTTCGACCCGTTTATGTGACTTATCTGTAAGCTCATCCATTGCATTTGTAATAACATTTGCTATTTGTATAAAGGCAGCTATGTTCTCATCAAATGCTTCTCGATAATCTAATAATCCCAACGAATCCTCTACCGGCAGTTGCTCAACAGCTACAATTTTCTCGTCTTTCGGCTTATTGAGAGCCGCAATTGACTGTAGAAACTCATTCTTATTACGGTTCCAAACCGAAGTTTTAGGGATATCCTCATAGCTCTCGATAAATTCATCACGAAGTTCATCCAATCGTTCGGCATCACTAATCTTAGCACATAAACTTACCTGATATAACCAACCGACGGATGTAAATGACACATCGGATAAAAGTAGTGGTTTGACATTCTTATCCAAGATCCATGCAGCTCCCATCTCATTGAGACATACCTCGCTCCTACGATAATTTTCTGAAATAATAAAAAAGACGAAATCACTACTCTTAATATTATCTTTAATATACTGAGGAATACTATTCCCTGTTGGAACTCCTGTTTCAGGAGCTGAAGTATATGCAATATCACTATCTAATATGCCCAACCCAGCATTGAGAATGAATTTCTTGAACAAATCAACAACATCTTTATCATTAGATGAATGACTTATAAATATTTTGGCCATAATTATTAACTATATGAGTAACGTTATTTATTTACACAAATACAACGTATCAGCTAACGTAATTTATAAAATTAACAATTTATCGCCATAAAAACAAAATTGAGGGGGGGGACTTATTGCCCCCTCAACAAAGCTCTTTGTTCAAGCAAAAAATAAGCTATCTCGTATTATTTCCTCACAATTAGGCTCTACACGCCCCGCGTAACGTAGCGTAGATACATCTCACGCTTTGCCACAATAACCTCCTGCGGCAACGAAACACCGCCCCGGTCAGCCGTACAGTAAAAACACTCACGCATCACATCGCGCATCCGCACGTGTGAATCCATGTAGCCATACCGTCGCAGACGGCGCATCCCGCTGCGACGCATCACAATCAACCGATCCCGGTGATCCGGCATCACATAATACCGCTCCCCACTCTTGCGATGGGCTCGCTCCGCCAGCCGAACCGCATAACGCAGCCGCATGGATGCCCGCTGAAGAACAAAGGCCGCTAAAACCGTTTTCAATAGCTTTTTCATATCTCAGATGTTGGTTAATAATCAAATGGTGGCCACAGATACAGGACGTACCACACGTGGCTGCACTGGCTGGACAATCTTCGGTAGGTCCATCTCACAAAAACAGATAAACAGGCCGATAGCTCGTGTCATCAAGCGGTCATCGTGCCGCCCCGAGATGGCCCCGAAGCTGCCATTCTCCTTCTTCTCGTAACACAGATATTCATCCAGACAGCCCCGCTCCCGCTCAATGTAGGCCTGCTCGCGAATCATGCGGATCAGGTGATCAATGATCATGGGCTTGGTCGAAGAGTTGGTATGGAAGCCCCATTTGCGAGGGGCCCCGCTATTGATCGCCTCCTCAGACTGCCGACGGGCATACAGATTGGGGTACACATCGGCAATCTGATTGAGAATAAATGAGGTATGATCCCCGTCCGTATCCCGCTCCTTATCCCGGGTCTCCAACGTATTGCTCTCGATCACTAACAGCGAATCGTCATAGTAGGCCGCAATTTGCGCCGCCTTCCAGGCCAGCAGGTCATGATCAATATGGCCGTACCACTCGGCAACCACCTCCGGTTTGTCGCCTTCCATCATCCAATAGCGATCAAAGACCACCACCACGGAATAGTCAGCCCCCGAAGAGCGACCACCCACATCGACCACCGTCAAATAGCGATTGGCAACCTTAAATTCCTGCTCCGGTAGCTCCCACACCTTCAAGAGACCTTGTCTGTCTTCACAGAACTTGAGCCCCTTGAGCGCCTCCGGCCCCTGATCTGCCAGGCCATACACCTCCCCCATATACCGACAAGCTCTGCACTCCTTGCTGAAGGCCTCCACTTTGTATTGATCGAACACCTTCTTTCCGCTGTGCTTGAACGCCTCGATGTCGTCTGAGGGGTACTCAGCTGCCATGTCGGCATGATCATCGAACCGCTTGCGGTTGTGCTGGTACCAGTTTATCGCCTCCAGGGTGGCTCCTCTCTCCCATAACCACCAATCATACGCTCCATAGTTGGCCCTGTTATTCCGATTCTCGTACAGTGCTTGAGCAAACCGATAGGGATCCGCAAGTGGCAGTTCGTACATCTCAATATCGAACCACGGCACAAAGAGCGGCTCTTTGTCACTCTCGCCCCGTTTGGCCCGCTCCCACTCCTGGTGGAAATAGTTACCCGTACCGTTGGCTGTACTCTCGTAGATCTCCATCGTCAAGGGAGCAAACAGCACACCGGAGCAGGCCGAGCGCACAATCTGTTCGGGGGTTTTATTCTCCGTCTTCACCCAGAAGGCCACCTCCGTACAGTGCACCAAGGCGCTATCGCCACCACGCGCACTGTCAGGCTTTTCGGCCGAACCCACCTTGATTTTACAGTTGCGCTGCGGCACAATATCGATATTTTGCGCCCCCTCAAAGGCGGTCAGCTTCTTCTCGCCCGGCTCAAAGTCCTCTAACTCCTCGTGCAGGAGCCACAGTGGGTAGTTGTCAATCAGCGTAGAGAACATGCCCTTCACCTCTAAGGCGGCATCGCGCACCTGAGCGACAATCAGTGAGTTCCACCCTGTCTTATGTACCAACTGAATCCAAGCCATATAGACCTGCACCGCTGTGGAGCCGCCCCACTGCCGTGCTTTGAGCAGAATCAGGCGAATCGGGCGACCCTCCAAGCGCATCTTCTCGAGAGCTGCGATCAACTTACGCTGAGCCCGGTTCAACTTGAAGGGGATAATATCTCCACCGGATTTCGGCTTAATCTTGACAAAGGCAAAGGCCCAAAAGCAGAAGTCATGGCGGATGCGCAGCCGGATCATCTGCCGGATCACCTTTTCGCGCACCTCCTCCCCCATCTCTCGGGAGAGATACCTCCGGACGAAGGCCTCGATCGTGCCGCATTCCGCTAACTTATCAATCAGAGGCTCCCGGCGCATCTCGACGGGGATATACTGCTGTGGGAAGAGGTAATCCTTCAGCTGAAACAGGACCCGCTCTCCGGGGGCTCCTGCTCCGGTCAAGGGGTCAAAAGGAGAATATTTCTCATGATGTCGTTCGGTATTTTCAGCCAAAAGTTGATCGATAGTCATCTGCCCAACGAATAAAGAAATGATACACCATGGCGACAAGCCATCCGCCCAGCAGGGCAACCCCATGCAGGGCTGCATTGATCTGCGAGAATAGGGCCCCCACTGCAACAGAGAGCAAAACTACGCCCCATGTTTTGAGGCTGCGGCAACGGTTCAGACGAAAGCCCACCGAGGCAAAGACAACACCCGAGGCCCCCACGGTTGGGGTATCGGAGATAGTGATCAGCGCAGCCAACAGCGCCACACCATAGAGCGATGCTGCCACCACAAAGGGGTGATCGGAACGAAACTGCCACACCACGTACACCGACAAAGCGTTCCCCAACAGATGGAACAGGTTGGCATGAAAAAACATATACACGGCGTAGTGCCATAAGGGCCCGCCACTTACCGCTCCCACCTGCTCCGGTGATAGGGGCAGAAGGTAGAGGGCCAGCAGCAGGGCTATGAACGGGACTCTGAGCTGTTGCATTGTTTGCGGCGTTTTCGGATGTGGTGCATGATCACGATGGCGCTCTGCGGCGTCATGTAGAAGGAGGGGGCGGGCTGCTCAACCACCATCTGCACCACCTCCACTAAAGGTAATTGTCGATATGGGGGACGTTCTCTGAGCAGGTGCACGCGCCGATAGATTTCGCGGAACATAATCCGCTTGTTGCGCATCATCCCCTCTAAGCGATTTCCCTGCTCCATGCTGGATATGACCCGCATGGCCCGCTCCGGTGAGACCCAAAATCTCGACGAGGGGGAGTTCACCACACGGCACATCACCTCCCTCAACCGGATGGGGCCGGAGGTCAGTGCAATCTGACGCCGGTAGGCGTTCAATAAGTCCTGATCGCGTTCGGAACGGTATTCGAAAACCCTGCGTATCGGCATGTAAAACAGCTTAATACACAAAGTTACCTGAACAAATGGGGAAGGCTGACTGCCTTCCCCTCTTTATATTCACATTATATTATTGATATACAGGACTGAGCAGCTATTTCTCCTGCACCGAGCAGCTTATAAGGTAGGATTCTATCACAAAATTAACAGATGTACTTTTCGAGGCAGGCCCCCATCTATTTTTGCTTCAGGAACAACAGCCAAAAACGCTTAAAACAAGCTCATTATGTATAAAGAGGAAAATAACAGGATGACTCCACCTGAAGGGATCATCGCCCAAAGTGAAACCCCATCCAAAAAGGAGTTGATCATCGCCCGCCTCAAAAAGAGCCACCCGGACGAGGATTTCGAAGATGACGAAAAGATCTACAACCGTATCGCCGAAGATTTCGACACGTACGAAAAGGATATTGCCGAACGGAACAAAAATGACGAGGCCATCACCAATCTATTTGCCTCGGATCCTCGCTCTGCCGCCTTTCTTATGAACTGGCGCAAAGGGGAAGATCCCGTCGTGCAGCTCATCCGAGTCTTTGGCGATGACTTCCGCGAAGCGTTGGACGACCCCGACATGCAGGAGAAATTTGCCAAAGCACGTCAGGAGTACCTCGCCCGCCAGATGAAAGAGAAAGAGCTTGAAGAGCAGGCACAAACCAATTTGGCCACATCCCTTGACAACTTGGAGAAGGTGCAGCAGCAGGGCGGCTACACCGACGAACAGGCCAACGAGGTATTTGAGCGTTTTGCCCAGATTGTGGATGATGCCATCCTCAGCAAGGTGGCCCCAGAGACCTGGCAGGTGATGTTCAAGGCGATGAACTACGATAAAGATCTGAGCACGGCCGCCATGGAGGGCGAGGTGCGCGGACGCAACGCCAAGATCGATGCCAACAAACGGAAGATGACCGTCCCTGAGGGGGTACCTCCCATGTTGGGCGGAGAGGGCAGCGAGGTGCGACCACCCAAACGCCCCGACTATGGAGCCTTGGATCGCTTCGCAACCGATGAAGATATATGGACTCGCGGGCGCATGAACAGAATCAAGCGCAGCTAACAAAACTCAACATTCAATAACTATCAAACTTAACAAAATCAGGTATGAAAAATTTCAAATGGAGCTATTTGGGTAGCTTGGTACTGTTTCTGATGGCACTGGTATGCGGTGTCACCCAGGGCGTCTGCATGGCGGATGCCGTCATTGCAGACCTTCCCGATGCCGGTAAAACCGTCTCTCGAAATGAGGGAGGTCTGACCGAGACCGTCGGTCGAGAGGCCATCCCGGAGATGTATCTCTCCGACATCGACAAACGGATTACACGCATTCGCCCCATGGCCACCCCTATCGATCAGATCTCGCGCTACGGCAAGGCGATCGAATGCGACTCAATGGAGGTAAAATACTACTCTGTCGGCACCAAACCGATCAAGACCACCGTGAAGACCGCCTTCGAAAAACAATCCAGCGGCACCTCGACCACCTTGGAGGTGACCGACGCCTCCATGTTCGATGAGTCGGACACCATTCGCGTGGTAGGCATCAAAGGTTACATCAACGGCGAAGAGAGCCAACCCAGCACGGAGGATCTGATGTTGCATGTGATCGGGGCCAGCGACTCAAACGGCCAGCCGGTAGTCTATGCAGTGAACGGCCTCAAGGCCAGTGACGGACAGCCCACCATGCTGCCGGCCATCGCTCAGGATACGGTATTGATTCGTTTGGGCAAGGCCTGCGCCGAGCTGGATGCCCAGACCGCCGTATTCTCCAATATTCCGACCCCGGAGACGCAGTATTGTCAGAACTTCATGATGCAGGTTGAGCAGTCCACCTTCGACAAAATCGCACTCAAAGAGGTGGATTGGACCTTCAGTGATCTGGAGGAGGACAGCGTCTATGACATGCGTTTGGGTCAGGAGAACTCCTTCCTGTTCGGTGTCAAGGGCAAGATCAAACATCCGCGCAAGAAGAACAACACCTGGTTCACCGAGGGTATTTGGTGGCAAGCCGGCAAGGACATCACGCTCGGCACCTGGGACAGCGAGAAGAGCGAAGCGGTCGTTTCGGACGATGAGCTGGTAGATCTGGCGAAGGATCTCTTCACCGGCACCGGCGTGGGCAACAAACGCAAGGTGCTCTTTGCCGGCTCAAACCTGCTGGCTGCCCTGAGCAAAATCACCTCCGAAAAGTTCCGCCTGAAGGAGAGCGTAGAGGTGTGGAACCTCAAATTCAAATCCTTCGACACCGACTTCGGAGAGGTACTGGTGATGCATCACGAGTTGTTCGACCAAAATGGCATGGCCGACTACGGATTGGCCATCGACCCCACCTACCTGACCAAGAAGGTACACATCAACTGGGAACGGAACGTTCTCGATCTGAAGAGTGCAGGTATCCGCAATACCGATGCCACCGTATTGCGGGAGGTGTGCTGCCTGTATCTCCGTTACAAAAAAGCCCACGCGCGTATCAAACTCGCAACGGCCTAAACGAAGTTCCTTTCTCTTGTGCGAGCCCCTTCCCAACAGTGGGGAGGGGCTTATTTGATACCATTCAACCCAAAACAGACTATGAGAATCAAATACAAAAGCCATTCCGACATCTCGTTCAATATCCGGATCGACGGCAAGCGTCGTCACATCCGTTTTGAATCACTCTCCACGGGAGGATCGATCTATATCACAAGCGATCCGCAGGAGATCGAGCAGCTCAACCACCATCCCGACTGTGGAGTGTTGTTTACGGCCGAGCTCCTCGAGTCCACCCCCAACGAGCTCCCCGCATCGGATCCAGCCATCGAGACTCCCTCTAACGAGTCCGAAGCGCAGAGCTATGCTGAGGTGACCTCCTTGTCCGATGCCAAACACATACTCAAAGAGCGAGGCGTGCCAACCACACAGCTGCGCACCCGTACCAGCCTACTCGAGGCTGCCAAAAATCAAGGTATCTCCTTCCCCAATTTACTGTAGCCATGCAATATCTGCTCGAAGGTATCCTCTCCGATGTGCGCATAGCGCTGGACGAAAACGAGATGACGGCCGATCTGATTCGTGACATCAACACGCTATCGCTCAACGACATCATCCGCCAAAAGGTCGTCGATGCCGTTCGCACCGTGTCGCTCAACGCCTCGGCCGATCTGATGGGAGATGCCCCCTCCATCGCCTCGGAGATCACCTGGAGAGGGAACGTCGCTACGCTCCCCCTGCCCGACGACTTTTTACGCTTGGTGATCTTCAAGATGAGTGATTGGACCATTCCGGTGTTGGCTGCCATCACCGACTCTTCGCCCACCTATTTGCAGCTGCAGTGCAAATGGGCCGGCGTGCGAGGCAACGACGAGCGGCCGATTGTCGCCGTCGTGCAATCCCCCGAAGGCTACCGACTGGAGGCCTACGGCTCAAAAGATGAAACCGCCCAGATTGAAATAGCCAAATACAACCCGGTACCGCAGATCGAAGAGAACAAAATCTCCTTCTGTAAGCTGCTCTATCCGGCAGTCATCTACCAGACGGCGGGATTGACGGCAACCACCTTCGGCGAGGAGCGGGCCACCACACTGATCGAACTGTCTAAATCCTATTGGACCAAATAAACCATGCCAACAGCCAAAGTAAGAATCGGAAACGATGTCCGTTTGGTCTGGGCTCTTTACAGCGCCGACCAACCGCTCTCCTTCGACAACTGTTCAGAGATCGAAGTAGAACTGTATTGCAGTCGTAAACAGCTAACCATCAAGCCGGACTACACCATCAGCGGGAATAAAATTATCATCCTCTTTCCCGCTATCAGTCAGCAGACAATTGGCATCTGGGATGCACGGCTGCGCTACAAGCAGCCCAGCCTGGCCGACCCCGACACGCTGCTCACATACACTCATAACACGTGCGCCGTCTTTGAGTTAGTCGAGTGCTCTTCTGAGGCCAACGACATCGGCACCGATTACGTGGATGAGCAGGGCAACAGGGTTACCACCTCTTCGGTTTACATCTCCTCCTCGCTGGATCGCATCACCTCGGCCGACGAGTGGATACTCGTCCAAGCCCGAGATTACACCGATCAACGGGAGCAGATCATTCGCCAGGACTTTGCAGCGGCCGATCAGGTGATTTTGGACTCTGCGAAAGCCTATACGGATGAACGAGAAGAGGTCATTCGTCAGGACTTCGCCCAGGCCGACACGGTGGTTCTCCAAAAGGCACAAACCTACGCCGATCAAGGAGATAGTGCCACCTTAGCCAATGCCAAAAACCACACTTTCCAACGCGAAGAGAGCATCCGAACAGATTTCGCCGCTGCCGATCAATATGTGTTGTCACAAGCCAAAGAGTATGCCGATACCGTCAAAGATTGGAATGACGAAGACAACCGCAAAAAGATCTGGACCGGCTCTCAAGACGAATATGACGCTCTTCCTACCAAAGACCCAAACACCATCTACCTGACCGACGACCATGCGGTAACTGTTACCCCGACCTCTCTGTCGTTCTACGTCGATCAAACCTCTAGAACGCTAACCATCAACTGTGAGGCCAACGATCAATGGGTTGTAACGCCAGAACTTCCCGACGATTGGCAGGTCTCACCGCTATCGGGAACCGGTCCGGGAACCATCACCGTAACCGCCACCGCAAACAACACCTCCACTCCACGCAACGGATCGCTGTCCATCTCTATCGGTGGGCTTTCGATCCAAGTCCCCTGCGATCAAGATGGCATACCTGAAAGAGACACCTTCCACCTGATACTAAACGACGTTTCTCACGATCAAGGGATTGTCAGAGTCATGACAAGAGACGGAGAACCAGTGCAGGACTATTTAGAAATTAATGGTGTGGCAGGAGGGAAAGACCTTCCAGAAACACCTTGGTCAATACTGATGCTTCCCGGGAATACTGACGGCCAGACCTCTGTGGGGGGAGCCGTAGATAGTGCGAGAATTTTGTCGGTGAATAAGGATTACACAGGTTCGTATAAGGGAGAGATTGCCGATTACACTTGGGATAACTTCTGAAAAACAAAATGATATGGCTATTTATATAGGTGACAAAAATATTACTGAGGTAGCGGCTGGTAACGCTTTGGAATCTGCGAAACAGTATGCCGATCAAGGCGACGCTTCGACTTTGACGCAGGCCAAAACATACACCAATGAACGAGAAGATAGTATCCGGACAGATTATACTGAGGCCGACGCTACAACACTGAAAAGCGCCCAAGCGTATGCCGACAACAATAAGGTGGATAAAACCGCTATTGGTGTTGCCGGCGGTGTGGCTGAGCTGGATGACAACGGATTAATTCTCTCCTCTCAGCTCCCATCCTATGTTGATGATGTCTTGGAGTACGACTCTCTGGGTAGCTTCCCGGCCTCTGGCGAAGCTGGGAAAATCTATGTAGCCAAAGACAGCAACCTCACCTATCGGTGGAGTGGATCGGGATATGTGGAGATTTCGCCCTCCTTGGCTTTGGGGGAGACCTCCTCAACAGCCTACCGAGGAGATCGGGGCAAAACGGCATACGACCACTCGCAGATCAAAAGCGGAAACCCCCACGGAACCACATTCGCCAGCCTGCCGGACAAGCCCAATGCCCTGCCCGCAAACGGTGGAAATGCCGACTCCTTCACAGACCAGGCCGGAACCGGCAACAAAAAGATCTGGACCGGCACTGAAGATGAACTCGCCCTGATCTCGTCTCGAGACGCAAATACCATCTATTTGGTCTTCAAAAACGAGTCGGATTTTCTGTCGGTATCTCCCACCGTCCTCTCCTTCTCTGGCATGCCGGAGGATCGCAGCATTCAGATCAAATGCAACCCTTCGCTCCAATGGAGTATCATTGGTCTGCCCGAGGGGTGGACTGCCACCCCGACCTCTGGGGTCGGTCCCGCAACGGTAACCATACACGCAACAAAATCAGAGACAGCCTCCGAGGGCTCGATCTCAGTCAGCGGTGGAGGCATGACCGCAACGGTGAACTACACGCAGGCTGCATTTCAACGTCAAACCGTGTACTTGGTATTGGTGAAATCTAATAATGGTTGCTACGTCCGCCTCTCTTTGGATCATGATTCCATTGATCGTCCTGTAAAGGCAGCCTCAAATGTCAGCTTCTGGTATGAATCAGTCTCCCATCCCACAGCCTATGAATACACCATCGAAAAAGGGAAAGACCGATGGGAAGGGAACGGTACAGACTACATCGAACGAGGCACTTCCTACCCGGAAAATGCTTCCATCCGGTTTGAGGGCGAAAATCCCCAGGATGAGCTTTACACCTATGAAATCGGAGATACACTGACACAACAATGATCATCATCGGAACCAATAATATTGCCGCTGCATACGTAGGCGCAACGGCTGTCGAAAAGGCATACGTCGGCAACAACCAGATCTACCCCAATACCTCGCTGACTCTGTCTGCCTCGGAGCTGTCATTTGCCGCTGCGGGGCAAATCCTGACATTGGATATTGTTGTGGATGAAAATAAGCCCTGGACCATCACAGTTCCCAACGATTGGCAGGTCTCACCGCTCTCGGGCACCGGCCCGGCTTCCATAACCGTAACCGCTGCAAACAACACCTCCGCAAACAGACGGTCCGGAACCCTCATGGTATCCAGTGAACAAGACGCTGCATCATGCACCCTCACCCAAGAGGCGGGAGTCAAGGTTTTTTCGGAGATTACCATATCTGCGTTTAGTTACCCGGACATATCGGCGAAGGGAGGGTCTGTCGCCCCGAAACTGAACTATACGCAGGCCTGGACCTGGAACGCTGTCGCCGGAAGTGGAGGTAACATAACCACTGGAGCCACAGTAGTATACACTGGCGATAATGTGGATACGCAAGGCAACGTAACAGCCACTTCTAAAGAGCTGGTGATCTCCGACCGGTCCAAGGTGACTACCGTCTCGGTCTCTGTCACCCTGAACGGCAAATCCACTACTGCACAGGCTGACATTTATCAAGAGGCCAACACCCGAGCGTTAACCTCGGTTGAAATCAGACAAAATGGCGGCGGAGCGGATCTCACGACGCAGTTCTCGGCAGCTGGAGGATCGGGTTATTATGCTCCTTATGGCACCTATACCTATACCTCGGGAAGTACGAAATGGGTGGAATTGGATACTCAAACCACATTGAGCAGTTGGTCTATCGATCAGTCGTGGATCACCCTTTCTGCTCATCCAACTTATGGATGGACGGTCATTGCCAATGCCGAAAATCGAGGCACAACCGCAGGAAATCAAAGAACAGCTACACTCAAACTGTCTGTAGGCAGCTTATCGGATAGTATCATCTTGACCCAGGAGGCTAATACCAGATATGATAAACGCACAGTATTACATTGTGATAATTTAGCTGGACCTACTTCAAAAACGGTTAGTGCAGCAGGTGGTGAAGTCTTCTTATCAGTAGAATTAATCAGAGGATTCTCATCAGGAGCGGAAGGAGATCCTTATGATGTAACTAATTCTTCAAACATAACTGTCACTGGAACTGGATTTTATATTCAAAGTGGTAGATTAATTGTTAGTAGTAGAGGTACAGAAATAGGACCAATAAGGACAGGTACATTAAAAGCTACCTGGAATGGACTTACTTCTCCTGATACAATATGTACGCAAGAAGCAAACGAACAGAAACAAACCGCTTGCAGCATTGAAATCGACCAGGATTATCAAGATCCGTTGGGGTACAATAACACCAATGTTCCTGCAGCTGGAGGACGAGTATGTATCGTTGGGGTACGTCATTACTCTTACACCTCCGGTGCTACCAGTCAGATTGAATATGACAGCTTTACGCTGAATTGCAATCAAAGTTGGTGTGTCTCAGATGATGCGTCTAACTTAACAATATCAAGTAGAGGCACGGTTACGGGATCAGATCGATCAGCGACAGTTTATTGGCAAGATGGATCCTGCAAATCCAATGAAATGACCATCACACAAAAAGCCAATCAAGAAGCAAGCTATTCCATTTATGGAGGTGTTGAGTCTAAAACACCAACCGGAAGTGCTAATGATTGGATGTCAGCGGGAGGCGGCACATTTACGTTCTTTACCCAATTAAAAGTTACATATTCTTCAGGGAGTACCGAAGAGAGGTCTGTAACCCAAAACACAGAATACGTGATGGATTCTGGAGGTTACGCTACGGTAACCGGCAACAAAGCGACTATTCCTGGCAGAGGAATTACTATTGGGAATGCACGATATTGTGGTTTTACACAACGTTATAGCATCGGAGGAAAGACCTACACCAGTTGGTTCAATACAGCGCAAAACGGGAACTATGTTGAATCTATTAAAGGGTCGGTCGGAACATTTAGTTATCCTACGATTGGGGCCGGTGCTACAAGTGCTACGCCGGACCTCTCAGCAGGATTTGGCATATTGTTTACCTTTAGCAGTGGCAGTACCTCTTCAAGTGCTCCTGCCTCCACCTACGGAACCTTATCCGTCCCCTCAAGCTTTAAATTGTCTGCCTCTCAGAATGGGTTTACCGCAGTGAATGCAAGCACCGGGGTCCTCACAGCTACTAACCGAGGAACAACGATTGGGGATGCAAGAACCTCCGGAACAGTTACAAGAACCCTCACAGCCACATGGACCCCAACAAGTTCGTATAACACCGCCGGAACAAAAACTTCTACCTGGAGCACTACGGCGACTTGTACGCAGGCTGCAAATACCCTCACCTGGAATACACCAACCATCTCCCGTACTACCCCTGTAACCATAGCAGCGGCCGGTGGCACGGACAATGTGGCAACTGGATTGACCTATTCTCAGACGGGGCAGTATTCCAGCGGATCGCCGGCCTCAGCCAATTCTGGAGGAACATTGTCTTACGCGGTCAAAACGGCCAAAACCGGATTTAGTCTGTCCGGATCCACCGTAACGGCAACAAACAACACCTCAACCTCGGCCCGGAATGGATTTGTGGTAACCATTACCCTAAAGTTAAATGATAAGACCACCACAAAGGATATAACCTACAACCAGGCCGCAGGATACTTCACATATGCTAATCCGATTATTAATGCGACCTATCCGACGATTCCTGCATCGGGTGGAACAGTCACCCCCACCGTATCTTATTCTCAAACCTACGGTTGGAATGGGGCAACCTCGGGGGCAGGTACGGATACGACCGGTGGAAGTATTAGTTATGCAGGAAGCTCGGTGAATACCTCAAATGGTTCCGTAACTGCTGGATCTAAAGGGGCTGTCGCATCTGGTGTGACTGACGTAACAACTGCTACAATTACCGTTACCATACACGGTAAGAGGAGCGATAAGCAGGTCAAAGTTCAACAGGCAGCCAACTCCATTGACCGGTATAACTATGGGAATTATACCGCCAGCCTGTCGTTAAACAGCACTGCAGCTTTGGCAGCTGGAGCGACTACGCGTACTGTAACTTGGGGCTATATTCGAAGATCCAAAACTCCGGTTTACTCTTCCGGTGATTCAGGGTCAGCTTCGACGGAAACGTGGAGCGGCACCGCGTACTTGACCGTATCGGTGAATTCGGGCGCTTCGTATTGTAGCGTAAACCCGGCAAGCTATACCAATTCCAGCTCTACGACCTCCTCCACTTTAACTAAGACTACGTATGGGACTACCGTCATCTCTGCGCAGACCTATACGCTTCAGGTTCGACAAGGATCCGCTTCAGGTACTGTGGTAGCCTCTACATCAGTTTCCTCTAACGCAAACGCGGTTACCAATTCGAATTACAATCCACGCATCACCACGTATGGAACGCCCGCTGTAAGTATTGGTTCAGGCATGACAGCTGCAGGAGGTTCCGCCACGGTATCCCACTCGGTATCGAATACGCAAACGTATAATGCCCTATATACCTCTGGGAGCACAGGCCCTAATCAAACCAGATCGGTCGCTGGCACCTCTACGATTTCCATCACCTCAAATGGAAATAGTGCATTCAGTCTATCTGGGAATACGCTCTCCCATCGAGATATGGCTACCACTTTGGCAACAGACTCCGTGACCATCACTGCCAAAAACTCGGGAGATACATCCAAAACAAAAACCGCCAGCACCTCCATCACGAACTCGCGTAAGGCGACAAGCAGCTCCGGTGGTGTAATAACTTATGGAAATGTCACAGCCGGTACAATTACCAACCAAACTATTCCGGCGGCCGGAGGTTCGGCCACCGCTACTGCCGGCAATGGCTCTCAAAGTTGGAATAAAACAGCTGTGGTAACAACATATACGTATGACTCCGGAGATACGAAACAGGAGACAACAACAGCCGCCTCCTCCGGGAACAACACCATATCGCCCAGCGTATCCTCCATTACAGCCTCAGCCTCTTCGAAAGGTCGAACAGTTTCAGGCCAAACCACTGTGAAATCTCAAACCGTAACCTGGAGTGGATCTGCAGGAAAATCGGCATCTGGAACCCTGTACATCTACCAAGCTGCTAACTCCGTAAAGAGTTATAGCAATATCCTTATCAATCAATTTGGTTATGATAATATCCCATATTCAGGAGGGTCCGATTCTCCTGTAATGGATATAACATATGATGTCACTTATGACTCCGGAACATATCGTGATGAACATGGGTTACCTTCAGGATATTCCATCTCCTACTCCATCTCTGGATCAGGTTTTTCAATTAATGCCTCCTCTGGAGTCGTAACGGCCCAAGCTAATACAACTACAAATACCCGAAGTGCAACCGTAACCGCTACGGTAAAAAATAGCTCAGGCACATCTATCACATCTGCTACCACCAAAATCACCCAAGATGCAAAACCTGGACCCGTGGATATTTACATTACCACCTCGTTTAATTACGCCACCTCACAGATCCAAATCAATTTCAGCTCCGCTCCTAAAGATACCTTCTTCATCAAATTCATGGGATATGATCAATTTGGAAGTATTTGGGAGAGCGTGACTGGATTTACCCCAAGCTCTGAAACTTCATTTACCTATACACCTCCAGGATACTCTATAACTGATCAATTTAGTATTGAAGGAATTGGTTCAAGTGAATATACAATCTCACCATCATCTCCTTACGAAACCTCTAACGCTCGGTACTATTGGTCAAGTGGAATGATAACTATGGTATAACCTAAACAGATAACCTTATGACAAAAGAGAATCTTTGGCAAGTCATCGTCGGGATGGTGGTGGCTGCCCTTAGCACTGTAACGCTCAATATGGGCGGTTTTGCGCTGATCCCACTGCTGATCGTAGCGATCACCTGGGGAGGTGTCAAGCAAAGCACCGGGAAAGAGTACAAAAACGCTAAAGGCGAATACGAAAAACCGAAGTTTTGGAAAGACTTTGTACCGGTAGTCGCTGGAGGAATCGTTATGTGGCTGATTTCAATTTTGTAGAAAGTATGGTCGGGGTTCCCGACCTACTTTTAACATACTTACCCAACATGTATGGACTGGACAGCTATTATTATAACCATTCTCACACTACTCATCAGCAATGGCGGATTGGTGACGTTAGTCACGCTGCGCGAAAAGAAAAACGCCGCCTTCTTAGATAATGTCAGCAAGCTGATCGACCAGTGGCAAGAGGTGGCAAATGACCGAAAGCTGCGGGCAGATGAGCTGAAATCTGACCTCGACCGCAAAGATGCAAAAATCGACTCCCTCTATGCCGAAATCGCTAAACTGCGTGGCGAGTTGGATCACACCCGAACCTCCGAAGCGGTGGCAAGAATGCTGAAATGTGAAAATACAGCATGTCTCGACAGAAAACCTCCTTTTGGAAGTGTTGAAATTAAGATCGTTAAAACTGTTGACAAATGAAATATTTTACCATCCACGAATTGACACAATCGGACACAGCACATCAAAAGGGCATTGATAACACTCCTCCGCCTGCTATTAAAGTTAAACTGACATCGCTGATCAATAACCTGCTCGATCCGATCCGTGAGGCATGGGGGAGCCCCATCTCTGTGAACAGTGGGTACCGGTGTCCGGTATTGAATAAAGCAGTTGGAGGGGTTCCCACCAGTCAGCACCAAAAGGGCGAAGCGGCCGATATTACCGTGGGATCCCCTGAACTGAATCGACAACTATTCGATTTGATTGCTAAAGGTGATTTCGACTTTGACCAGCTGATCGACGAAAGCAACTATAGTTGGGTACATATCTCCTACGCAGCCGGAAAAAATCGACATGCAATTCTACATCTATGAAAAATGTGATAATTTTCTCAGCTGTTATTTTGGGAGCATTCCTATTAGGTAGGGCCACCAAACCTGTCCAAACGGTTAATGTGATGTATCACGACACTCTGCCTCCGATCGTCCGCATCGATACAGTACGTGATACGCTGTTAGTACCAAAATATGTCCAAGTGGAACGCTTCGACACCATCCGGGACACTGTGGATGGGAATCCAATCTATCTGCCTGTGCCGATCAGCAGCTACCTGTTCACTGATGATTCGACATATCTCATTGACATGGAAGGGTACAACGTCAAAGCCCGCAGTATCGAGGTCTATCCCCGCACCATCACGCAGACCGTCATCGAACGGATCGAGGTTCCCGCAAAGCCTAAACGTTGGGGGATCGGAGTAAGTGCCGGTGGGGCATTAACGCCCCACGGGGTACAGCCCTATATTGGAGTCGGAGTGCAATACCAGTTGATTGAGTTTTAGGGTTTGAAATGCGGAAATTCCTAAAAGATCGATGCTATTTTTTTGCTTTAAGCGCTTTTTTTTTCTCAGAAACCAATCTTCGTTCAACTTTCTTGACATCTTCGGCCGGAGGCATTAATTCAGGCCGAATTCCTCTCTCGATGAGCATTTTACGTACAGCCAAATTGTTGTCGACATGCTCCTGCTCAATTGGATTAACACCATACAGGTCTTTTGCCTGGACATTTGTGCTTGTCATTTCAGCCGCTAGGTCTTTAGCCTTAATGCCAATGGTGGGCATGAAATCTGCAACTGGGCGAGTTCCGGGAGCTCCGAATTTTCGCTTTAATTGAACTGTTGACAAACGGAATAATGCCTGGTCACCTCTTGACCGGATGAGACCGAAACCTGTAGTATCCACCCCCCTTTCATATAGCACGCCGGACAATTTACGTTCCGTCTCTATCAATTTAGCTCGTGCCTCCACCCGCTCACTTTCCAGCAGACGTTGCGTAATAATTTCGGCTTTACGTGTTTGAACGGCAAAGTAGTTTTGCGCAAAAGCTATTTCGGGTTTTCGGCTGTCTCCATTTTGAGCAACCAAATAGCAAGCGTAGCGAGTCAATAAAATATCCTCGATCTCCTTTTCGGCCCCTTTGGGCATGGGGATCGTTTTCCTGACATCAGGAAAATGATCGGAAACATTTACATCAGCATTATTCGCTGCTTCCTTTGCCTTTTCGATTACTTTATAAAAATTTTCCCATTTGGAGTATCCTAATAAAAATTGTAACTCACGGGCACTCCAACATTCCACACCCTGATATTCTGAAGCTGCCGCCTCAAATCTTTCAAATAACGCAGTTATTTCGTCAGCCTTCATCTCCTGTTTTTTTTTGCAAATTTAATATTATTTCAATTCTCGTTGACGATTCCGGATGGAATAATCAGTTCTTGATTGAAAGGGCAATCACGCCACAGGGACTGCAGCCGTACATAGGAATAGGTGTGCAGTACAACTTGCTTCTTTGGTAAATTACGACTATCTTTCAATAAAAATTTTTGGACAATTATCACCAAATTGAATCCACTGGTGCGACCGCCTTTGTTTATTCATTGTTTATACAAGAGCCAACAGCATAACAACTAACAATCTGATTTACAATAAATACACTAAAATATATTTAGTGTTTCCTAAACTTTAAATGCAGGTTCGAGTCCTGCTAGAACCACAAGCCTTAAAA